CAGCGATAGATACAGGGGAGTTCCCACCTGATCTGGTGGTGAATCTAACGATTAAAGGTGCTGTTGTTGGACGTGGTGGAGATGGCGGTTTGCCTCATTTGGCTTTTGGCGCTTGGGAAACGGATTCGGATTTCAATTTTACCAAAACCCGGCGTGATGGGTTTCAGGGTGCACCCGGTTTATTGAATCGGCACAGCAAACTAAACCTGATTATCGATGGAGGGACGTTAGCTCGAGGCGGTTCAGGTGGTGGAGCAACACCAAGTGGTATTTATACAGGATTATCGTATGGGGTTCAGGGTATTCCGGGAGGAGCTGGTGCACCTTTTGGTCGGGTTATGACAGGACAGCCTATTACTAGCGACTCACAAGACTGGCGTTGGTACTTTAATGGTGACTTTATGGTTGTCAAAGTAACCGATGCTGAAGCTGCTGTGCCCGGTAAAGGTTACCGAACCCAAAATGACCGTTATGGATCTCCATTATCAGGTGATGGCGGAAACTGGGGCGAACGTGGTACCAAGTCCACTAATGATGGAACGTGGAACTGGCAATACCATGGAACGACTGAAGGCCAGCCAGGGCCGGGTGGACCTGCAATTGTTGGGGTGGCACCTCTAACAACTCAATTGATTAACGGAGGGAAAATCTTACAAACCCTTTAAACCTTAAAAGAACTTTGAGCACCCAATTCGGGTGCTTTTTTATGATCTGTCCAATGATGGATTGGACAACGAACAACTAACGCTTTTTAGCGGTTTTTTTCTGGAGAAATTAATGGAACCAGTTTCCACTAGCGGTTTTACAGCACTTTTAAAATTATATGGGATTGCAATCATGGTGACTTTAGCAGTCGGTTTGGTTGCAGCAGTTGTATTAATGACTCGTATGCCACGCTCACCACAAGAGTGGGCAGTGGGCTTGATCTGTACGGTTGTATCAAGTCTCGCTGGTGGCTCATTCATTATTGTGAAGTGGGGGCTTCATGAATGGGTTACTGATGTATGGGGGATGATTGCACTTGGTGGATTCTTCTTTGTATGTGGATTACCCGGTTGGGCTTTGGTCCGTTGGATTTTTAACTTCATAGATAAACAGGAAGGGAAAACGATCGTTGAAGTGATCAAAGAGTTTAAAAAAGCCAGAAAAGACATTGAAAACAGTTAATGCCGCCTTCGGGCGGTTTTGTTTAGAAGTATCAAGTATAAGAGAGAAATTACCTGTTGACACTGCAAGCCGCTGACTACTACGAAAAACTATTGACAACCAATATTATGAAACGACCACCTTCGGGTGGTAATTCTTTTTTTACGGGTAGGAAAACGGGTATGAAGCGTGAGTCAACTAACAGAAACAATTTTTTAACAAAGTCAGCGGAAGTTCTTCCGCCTGATATTAAAAAACGGAAGGGGGTAAAGTTCATCTATTAATTCTATGGGAAGTAAGAAATGTACTTTATTCCAAAAAAGCAAAAACCCCAGTGCGCCAACACTAGGGTTTTGGTTAACAGTTAAGGAGGGTTAACTATTAATGAATCAATCTGAGGAAAATGTTAGCACCAAACCCGGTATAAGTATAGAGGGTAAAATGAGTGAGAAAGACGCAGGCAGAGCTGCTGTAATCATGGCTTGGGGTAAAGCTATATCCCTAGTAATTGGTAGTGTTGCTGGAGCAATAACTGCTATTACAACTTTTTTTAAATATATATTTTAAAGCTATGAAACAAAACTTATGAAGCCGACTTATTTGAGGTCGGCTTTTTATTGACTGTGCGCCTAAGGGCGCTTTTTTATTGTCTAAAGGAAACTTAAATGAACATCGAACAATACCTTGAAGAATTGATCAAACGTGAAGGCGGTTATGTAAATAATCCGGCAGATCGGGGCGGTGCAACAAAGTACGGTATAACCGAGGCTGTTGCTCGAGCAAATGGATTCAAAGGTAATATGCGAGATTTACCTCTGGATGTGGCCAAAGCAATTTACCGCAAAAACTATTGGACAGCTCCACGATTTGACCAAGTAAATACTGTTAGTCCCATGGTGGCAGAAGAGCTCTTAGATACTGGGGTAAATTGCGGTACCGGATTTGCAAAACCACTTTTACAGCGTGCTTTAAATTTGCTGAATAACCAAGGTAAAGCAGGTTGGTCTGACTTATCAGTAGATGGGGTTTATGGTCCAGCTACTTTAAATGCTCTCAAAAATTATTTAAATAAACGTGGCAAAGAAGGCGAAAAGGTCTTGGTGCGCGTGTTAAATATTATGCAGGGCCAGCGTTACATTGAAATCTGTGAACGTAATCCAACGCAAGAGCAATTCTTTTATGGTTGGATTGCTAATCGAGTAGCGATTTAATTATTGTTTATTAAACAGCTCTCGGATGAGGGCTGTTTAATATGGTTAGATTAATTAGCTTTGACAAATTCTATTAAAGAATCACAAAAATTATCGCACTCTATAAGATGCTTATCTACTAATAATATAAATTTTGGACTATATTCAATATACACATTCTGTGTTGCACTTTTAAGTTTTACAATATTTCCAAACGAATTAACTAAGGCACGAGCTTTACTTAAAAAATCATCATGTTTCTTGCGATTATTTTTTTTGTGACATTTTTTCAGAAGAAGATTAAAGAACTCTAATTGTTCCTGAAAACTTTCATTATTTTTTACGAAAGTATCAAATATTTTTGAAATTTCACTGTTTATCATGTGATTGTTGAGTTCTGAATTATCTAGTAAAATTCTAATATGTCTTAATTGAACTTTTGTTTGTAAAATAGAATTGATTAATTCTGATGCAGAATTTGATTCAATAATTTTATTATGTTGATCTTTCCAATCATTAAATAGTGATATTGCAATTAAAGCTGCAAACAGTGTAGCTCCAATTGAAAATATATCCTTAATAAAAGAAATATTAATTTCTTCTCCATAAAAAGATTTTAACATTACTGTTAGCATAAAGCATATAGAAACTACTATTGCAAAAATGCATATTGCATTAACTACATTGTCATTATTTATTCGCATAATACACTTATCAAAAAATTATTTACTAATAATCAATAATTCATCCCAAGTAAAGGGGTTTTTACTCAATTTATCTCTGCTCATCGACCAAGTTCGACCAGGTATATAACAAGGACCCACTCCAATCTTTTTCTTACCGAATTTGGTATGCACGTTCTCAAGTGCTCTCATCAATTGTTCCTTCTTTTCTATCGTTTCAAAATCTGTAAGTAGGTCATAAGTATGGCCTGACTTTGGTTCTAAACATGTCAGCACTACGCCGCACTTCTTATATTTAATTCCTTCTTTGTAGATATCGTTTAACATCCTCGTAGCTGCTTTGACAAAATCTATCGCGCAATCCGTAGGTTCAGAAAACGAACCTGTGATTGATTTGTTGTAGAACGGCACATTGGCATCGAAAGGATTTGACTGTACAAAAGCAATCATACATCCACATAAAAGACCTTCATCACGAAGTCTTTTACACGCATCTTGAGCATACATAGAGATAGCTTCTTTTAGATCCGTTAGTTCAGTTACACGACCACCGAAAGACCGGCTTGCAACTATTTGCTTTTTTGAGGGTGGGGTGTGCTCGATCTCAATGCATGATATGCCTTGTAATTCGTAGATCGTTCTGGCCATGACGATAGAAAATTTCTTTTGCATTTCTCTAGGTTCAGCACAAGCTAGATCAAGTACCGTATTAATTCCCATTGATTGAAGCTTTTTTGAATGCTTACGACCAACGCCCCAAACCTCTGAAACACCGATAAGTGAGAAGTAATATTCTTTATTGCACGGATCCATTGATACCAGATCACAAACGCTGTTAAATCCGGGATTTTTCTTTGCAATATGATTCGCAATCTTTGCTTCTGTTTTACTTCTACCAATACCCACACAAACTGGCAGCCCTAGCCATTTCCAAATTTGTTGGCGCATTTGTTGCCCGACTTTTTCTAAGTCAAAATTCTTTTCATAAGCTGTGAAATCTACAAAGCACTCATCAATCGAGTACGGTTCAACCTCTTCATCTGTAACATACGAAGCAAGGATTGTGTGAAAGCGCCGTGACATTTCTGCATACATTGCATAGTTGCTTGAAAGAACGATTACGTTATGTTGCTGAACAATGTCTTTAATTTGAAAAAGCGGCACACCCATTTTTATATTTAAGGATTTTGACTCATTGCTACGCGCCACGGCACACCCATCGTTATTGCTGAGCACAATAACAGGTCTATCATTTAAACTTGGATCAAAGACTCTCTCACATGAAACGTACATGTTATTTACATCGATGAGAAAAAATACTTTGTTCTCATGTTTCATGACTTAATGCCGTGTCATTTTAATGATATGAGTGACAACACCCCAAATTATTAATTCTTGGCCATCCGCTAAATAAATATTTTTATAATCCGGATTCTCTGCTTTAAGCCATTGGCCTTTTTCATCGATCATTAAACGTTTAACTGTGAATTCATTGTCAATTAGTGCAATAACAATATCGCCGTGCTTTGCATCAAGACTACGATCCACAATCAATTCATCATCAATATCTATACCTGCATTAAGCATTGATAGTGATGCAACTTTGACAATAAACGTTGAAGTTGCATTTTTGATTAAGTGCTCATTCATATCGAGCACTTTGTCTATGTAATCTTGTGCGGGGCTGGGGAAACCAGCGGAAATCTTTTCAAGTGCGTAGGGGATAAGCATGTGAGTTGACGGTACGACTTGCTTAAATGATAAAGCTTCAGATAAAACAATACTTTGTGTGATGTACGGTTTTATCTGGATAATGGATGGTGCAATTTCGCTCATATGTTTCCCCTAGCTTGATTTTGTAACATATTCAAGATGATATTCTAGAGATGAGCATAAATTCAAATTTAAAAAGCTGTGGATAAACAAGTAGAAGTCAAAAATTGACGTTCCTTATTGTGCATTTGGTCGGAAATTCTTCAGTTCTGATCTAGATTTAGCGGTGAATTCATCAGCAGGCATATCCAAGAAAAACTCTTTAGCTTCTTCATGTTTGCAGTGAAGCCAGTCATCTCTTAGCTCTGGTGGAATAACAATGATAGATCGCTTTTCATCTGTAGGCGCGTGGAATTGCTTCATGAAAGGGTGGTGGTCAGAATTAATGGTGAGCATGCTCATAGACCTGATTTCTTCACCGTTCACTACTGCATATTCGTAAATGCCGGCGATAGTGAAAGGCATATCATCTTTGCGATAAATTCCCCACCATTCTGGCTTATAATTAATATACTTCGGTTCAAAAATCACATCTGCAGGTATTAAGCAGAATTGATTTTTCTTCCAAGCATTACGAAAGCTGGGCTTTTCGTGAACTGTCTCTGTTCTTGCATTGTAAGTGTTATGAACTTTCTTAAGGTCTTTAACCCAAGGTGCCACTAGTCCAAAACGAGCTAATCGCCATTCTAATTGCTCTTTTTTAGAGAACAAAAGGGGAGCTTCATAGTTCGGGTAGATGTGAGATTTTGATGTGTGCTGAAAAAACAGGAGGTTTTAACTTGGTAAACTAAACACACTCATCAGGAGTTTACCATGAGCAAGAAACACAAGACTTACACCACAGAATTTAAAGCTGAAGCCATCAAATTAATTGAAGCCAATCAAGGCAATGTCTCGGAAACAGCTAGACAACTTAGCATTTCAATGCAAACTCTTTCAAATTGGAATACCAAAGCAAAGGCTGGAACTTTAGCAGGTACAAAACAGTATTCACCTGATCTAAACGCTCTACTCGAAGAAAATAAAAAACTCAAACAACAGCTCAAAATAGCTGAAATGGAACGTGAATTTTTAAAAAAGGCAGCAGCGTACTTTGCCAAAGAAAGTCAGTAAGGTACGCCTATATGAAACAAAAAAGATATTCTTTTCCAATTACCTTAATGGCTCGATTACTTCATGTTTCAGTTTCATGTTTTTATGATTGGCTCAAGAGAGGCGTGAGCAAAAGAACGATTCAACGAAATCAACAGACGATATTGGTGAAAATAGCCCATGAGGAGACAAGGCAGAGCTATGGTTATATTCGATTAACCAAATACTTACAAGCTCAGGGTATAAAAATGAGTATGTACGCTGTACGTCAGATAAAAGCGCTGAACCACCTGTATTGTAAGCGACACAAGCGTTTTAAAAGGACTACGAATAGTGACCATAATCGAGCGATCTATGAAAACCTGCTGGAGCAACAATTCTCAATGACTAGACCAAATCAAGCATGGTCAAGTGATATTACGTACATATGGACTGTTGAAGGATGGCTGTATTTAGCAGCGGTAAAAGACCTTTACACGAAGCAAGTGGTTGGCTATAGCTTAAATGAGCGCATGACAACACAGCTTGTTTGTAATGCGCTAAATATGGCTATTCACAATCAAAAACCAACCAAAGAACTGATTGTGCATTCAGACAGAGGAAGTCAATATTGCAGCCATGAATATCGAAATATACTTGAGCAATATGGTTTTCAAGGTTCAATGAGCAAGCGCGGAGACTGTTACGATAATGCACCGATTGAAAGCTTTTGGGGAATACTGAAAAATGAGTTAGTGCATCATTACAACTATCAAACCAGAGAAGAAGCCAAAGCAGATATTATAAAATACATTGAGTTATTTTATAATCATCGAAGAATTCAAAAGGGTTTGGGTTT